TTTCTTATTTGTCCGTCGTAAAAATGTAACATTAATTGTCAGCCTTTGGTTTTAATGCATCTGTTAACGATTGCCGTTGTTCTACTGTTAATCCATTTATTGTAGTTGAACTTGCCTCATTAACAAATTTAGTTTTCCAATTAGCTCTAGTATCTGTGTTTGTTGTAGTTAACCTAACCGAATCTTCAATTTTAACCCATCTGGTTCCATCAAAACGGAATAATCTATTTGGTAAAAAGTCTGTTCTTAAAAAATAATCACCATCATTATAATTGTCGGGAAATGCTGTTCCAAATCCTGCTGGATATCCATTTGGTGCAACGCCATCACCTCCCACATAAAAACCATAATGTGAAGAAGCTGGTGTATCTATTACTGCATTTATTGGTCTATCTGAAATTTTTTCAGTTGAATTTACATTATCAGTTCTAATATTTCCTCGTTCATCAATTGGTGTAACATAATATTGTTTAAAATTAAATCCTGATTTAGGCGAATCCGCTTCTGCTTGTGCAACTATTTGATCACTAATTTCTTTTTCTTTATTATATGTACTCATATAACTTGCAAGAGAACCTGTAGTTGTTGCATCACCAAGAATATCTCTAAATTCTTGTGAATCTACTAACGTTTTCATTTTTAATCTTAATAAATGTGGCCACCAAGTTTGTGAGAATCCTTCTGCCGCTCTGTTAACATCTTCTACAACATAATATCTTTTAAGTGCAATTGGTATAGTTTGATCCAACGAAAAATCTTCTTTCATATGCGGAAATTCTATTACATCTCCAGACATAGGTTTTCTACCTATTCTTTCAACTACATCATTTAAATGTACTGTTAAAAATACTGTATCATTTTGTAAAAACATTCCAAATTGTGATAAATTAAAATCTATATCTTGTACATTATAGATTCCACGAAACGTATAGATATCTGATGCATATTTTCTATCTCTATTTTCTAAAAATAATAAGTCTTGTATTGTTGTTTCGTTAATATTGCTTTGAGCACGTTGCGGTTGAGCTGGTGATGGTGCACCATCTTTAGTCTCATCACTTTGATCATATGGTCCTAAATATTTGTGGAAATGTAAATCAGTACCCCCGACCGTAAACATCTCTTTAATAGTACGATCAAAAAACTTATAATCATTTCCTTTTTCTGGTTTATATAGTGACAATCTTGGCATATACCTATATTTATAGATAGTAAAAGAACTATAAATATGTGTATGTCAGAACTACAAACAGGTCAACAAGAAGTATTTGAATACGTTAAAGCAAACCTCGGCGAGGGGATGATTGACGTAGAATTAGACCCTAAACACTATCAAATAGCATTGGAAAGAGCTATAAACAGGTATAGACAAAGATCGTCTAATGCTGTAGAAGAATCTTATGCTTTTTTAACAATGAAAAAAAATCAAAATACTTACATTTTACCTGACGAAATAATCAATGTTAGAAAATTATTTCGTAGAACGGTCGGCTCTCGTACAGAAGGTGGCGAAGGCGGAACACTTTTTGAACCGTTCAATCTTGCATACACTAACACATACTTGTTAAGAGCGGGAGCAACAGGCGGTCTTGCAACTTACTTTGCTTTTGCATCTTATCAAGAATTAATTGGTAAATTATTTGGAAGTTTTATTCAATTTCACTTTGACGTAGCAACCAAAAAACTTACAATTACACAAAGACCACGTGCAGATGACGAAAGTATTTTAATGCATACTGACAACTTTAGACCGGATATAACATTATTCAAAGACATATATGCAAAACCATGGGTTAGAGATTACACACTAGCAATATGCAAAGTAATGTTAGGTGAAGCAAGAGGTAAATTTAACACTATTGCTGGACCACAAGGTGGTACATCACTTAATGGTGCTGATCTAAAACAAGGTGGAATGGCTGACATGGAAAAACTTGACCAAGAAATCAACAATTTCGCAGAAGGTGGCACACCACATAGTTTTGTTATAGGTTAATTCTTTCACAACTTATTTTAAATAATAGCACTATGCCAAAAGTAAAAGTACAGGTTACATCTGATAAACGTTACCGAAGTTATAAAGACTTATCTTATAACGAACTAAAAGACTTGGTAAAAAGTTTAGAATCCGACTCTAAACGAGCCAAAAAAAATCCAGCATTACGAGACCAAGTTCTTGGTGCTGTTACTGAAGCAAAAACAGAGATTGCAAAACGTATTGTAAAATAGTATAATCATTTAATGTTAATAGGATTAGTAGGACCAATTAATTCTGGTAAGGATACCGTTGCAGAACGGCTAGTAACACATCATGGATATAAACGAGATAGTTTTGCAAAAAGTTTAAAAGATGCTGTTAGCTCAATGTTTAATTGGGATAGAGAAATGCTAGAAGGCAATACAAAAGAAAGTAGAGAGTGGCGAGAACAACCTGATAAATTTTGGAGTGAAAAAATGGACAAAAAAGTAACACCTCGTTGGGTATTACAATACTTTGGTACTGAAGTTATGCGTGGTCAAATGTATGATGCTATATGGGTTGATTCTGTTATTGGACGATACAAAGGTGAAAAAACTGTTATTTCTGATACACGATTTCAAAATGAAATTAAAACTATTAAAGCACATGGCGGTATGATTGTTCTTGTAAGTCGAGGACCAGTTCCAACTAGAGAAGAAATGCAAAAACAAGGTATACATCAATCTGAATGGGATTGGGTTGGGTCTGATTTTGATTATATTATTGATAATACAAGTAGTTTAGAAGGATTAAATGCTCATATAGATCATTTTATTGATCAGCTACAAGGTCACCCATCTTCCAACGTAACTTCTTAACACTAGCTAATCGTTGACAGTTAGCACATACCGTTTTTAAATTGTGAAAAGCACAGTTATTTTTATTACCATCTACAAAAAACACATCAAGTTGTAAAGGTTCTTGTGCTTTAAATCCACATAATTCACATTTATTTCTCTTTCTATAACCTGAACGTTGTAATGGCGTTACACCACCTATACGAAGCTTTTTCTTTTTTCGAATACAAGTATCACATAAACTACGCCAATAGACTTTTTTTCCTAGTCTATAACCCATGGCTCTAACTTTTACTTTACACTGTTTACATAACGGTCTAGTTCCTATAAATGGTTTAATAGATCTTAACATTTGGTACCTATATATAATATACAATTGTATTTACGTAACCTATATAGGTACCAAAATTAGTAAAATAAAGTCATATTTTGCGTAAGATGTAATAAATAGTTCTAGTAGTAACATACGACTTGCAAGGAGAATTGATAATATGGCATTAACATCACCAGGAGTAGAAGTTTCAGTAATAGATGAAAGTTTCTATGTACCATCAGATGCGGGTACAACACCACTTTTTATAGTAGCATCAGGACAAGATAAAGCACCAGGATCAGGTACAGGTACAGCAGGCGGAACAACAACTGCTAATGCCAATACTGCTTATCTAATTTCATCTCAAAGAGAACTAACAGAAACATTTGGGGATCCAAAATTTTATACAGACTCTTCATCTAATCCATTACATGGATATGAATTAAATGAATGGGGATTACAAGCGGCATATTCTTTCTTAGGACTTGCCAACAGAGCATACATTTTACGAGCAAATGTAAACTTAACAGATTTAATCGGAAGTGCATCATCACCAACTGCAGATCCATCAGACGGAACATATTGGTTTGACCTTGCAACTTCTAGTTTTGGACTATTTGAATGGTCACAAACAGATCAAAAATTTACAGCAAAAACACCAACGTTAATTACAGCAGTAGCTAACCTTGTTGGAAATTCTAGCACAGGTGCACCTAAACAATCAATAGGTTCACAAGGTGATTACGCGGTAAACACAACACACGTTTCAAACAAAATTTATTATAAAAATGCCTCAAATGCTTGGGTTCATTTAGGATCAAATGCATGGCATAGTTCACATCCAGTAAAATCGGTTGCATCAGGAACAACTGTTACAGGCGGACAAACAATGTCAATTAACGGTATTACAGTAACACCTGGTGGAACAGCATTATCCGATGTTGCAACAGCTATCAACACTGCTAACGCAGGTGGAGTTACTGCAAGTGTAAACGGCACAACAGGTAACTTAGAAATATTCCACAGTGGTGGAGCATTTGGTGATTCAACTGCAGGTTTCAATACAATTAGATTTGAAGAAGGAAATGGAGTATTAGCGGCTTTAGGAATTACAGCGGCAACATACAAAGGTCCAAGATTCCAACAATCAGCACACACTAGCAGACCAACTTGGAAAACCGCAGATCAAAACAGACCTAATGGTTCTGTTTGGGCTAAAACAACATCAGCAAATAGTGGAGCAAACATGGTTGTTAAACTTTACAGTACAGCAAGTGGAAGTTTTTCAAGTGTTGCGTCTCCTTTATATGCATCACACAATTCAGCACTTTACAATTTAGATCCAACAAACGGCGGAACTGCAATTACAGCCGCAACACTTTATACTCAGTATAATATAACTGAACAAAGTGTAGACGGACAAGCAGATAATACACCAAATGTTGGTGATGGACAAGTATTTAGATATGAAGGCGGAACAACTAGTATTCAATCTAAAAATACTGATCCAAGTACCACAGCAGGCGAAACATTTACAGTTAGAGAATCATTAAAAAATCAAGACGCATTAGATACTGCTAAAACAGTTACTATGGTTTCTGGAGATGGTTCAACACTAGGTGATGCAGATGACTTTATAACAGCATTTGCGGCGGCTGGTTTTACAAACTTAACAGCAACAAAAATCACAGAAGGTGAATACACAGGTGCAATTAAAATTACACACGCATTAGGTGGTGATTTTAGAATGAATAACACATCAGGTACTCCATTAGATGATGTTGGTTTTGGTACAGGTTCAGCACACGCATACGGAACTTATACTGCAAACAGCACAACTTTAATTGATAACTTATATGTTACACCAACAGGTGATTCTGAAGATTCAACTGTAGGTAATGAAGTAATGGCTTCCGGTTGGAAGAGATTATCTTACACAGCATCAGCAAGTTCACCAAGTAATGAACCAACAGATGGTACATTATGGTATGATACAAACATTGATTCAGCAGATATCATGACACATAACGGAACAACTTGGAAAGGATATGCAACTGTATATACAGCATCCGATCCAAATGGTCCT